TATATAATGAAAAATAATGCAAGTCAGACTGTTGCAGTCATTCACACGGCGTTTGAGGATAAACCATCCACAGTCGCTTTCGTAAAGTGTAAAGAGGGTATGACACTCATTGAGAAACTTGAGTACGCCTATCGTTGGACACAGAACATCATGGACAGTTGGTCACTAAAGATGCCACAGGATGGTAACGATGATGTGACTGTCATGGGTGAGATTGTCGATGGTATGGGATTGCGGTCTACTTCAGTTGGTGACCAAGTTTTGGTCGGTACTGAAAAGTATGTGGTCGCACCAATGGGATTCACAACACTTGATGGAGAACCAGTATGATGAAATTCAAAAACAGTTCTGCGCCGTTGACGATTAATCTTGACGGCCCAGATGGAAATGCGTTTGTACTCTTGGGTACTGCACGAAGTCTTGCCCGACAACTTGACATGGATGAAAATGCAATCACCGAAGAAATGCAATCTGGTGACTATATGAATCTAGTCAAGACAATGGACAAGTATTTCCCCTTTGTTGTTTTTGAAACAAACAACGATGAATATATGGAGGCGTTTCATGCTTAAAGAATTAATTCTAAGTTCAATGTTGTCACTGACACCAACTGCAAATGCAGATACAGTGCCAACAAAACAACAGTTTGTCACAGACGAGGCGTTCTGTCTTGCACAGAATGTTTACTTTGAGGCTCGTAATCAACCACTCGCTGGTCAGATGGCGGTTATATCTGTTACAGTAAATCGTGTTAATGATAGTCGTTATCCGAATACTATTTGTCAAGTGGTGTATCAAGGCCCGCATCGTCCAAGTTGGAAAGACAACACCGTTATGATTCCTGTAAGGAATCGTTGTCAGTTCAGTTGGTATTGTGATGGTAAATCAGACCGTGTTCATGATATGGAAACCTTTGAACAAATTTTTACCTTGACAATGGGTGTCGTAGATGGTAGCTTCATTATAAGGGATATCACTGAAGGTGCAACCCACTACCATGCAGACTACGTTGAACCAGCATGGGCAAAGACAAAGACAAAGACGATAGAGATTGAAGACCATATCTTTTATCGTTGGGAGTTAGAAGAAACAGAATGAACATTTTTTACTTGAACCATGACCCAAAGATTTGTGCCCAGATGCACAATGATAGTCATTGCAGTAAGATGATTATTGAGTATGCTCAGTTGATGTCTACTGCACACCGTTATCTTGACGGTGAACAATATTATGGTAAGACTGCGAATGGTCGCAAGATTGCACGATGGAAACTGAACAGTGACCTTGAACACGTTCTATACAAAGCGTCACACATCAAACACCCTAGTGGTATTTGGGTTCGTAAGTCAGTTTCAAATTACAAGTGGTTGTATGAGATGTGGACTGAACTAAACAATGAGTTCATGTATCGTTACAATCACAACAAACCTCATGAGAGTTACCGTAAACTACATGAGGCACTAGAAAGACCACCAACCAATATGTACGAGGTTGGTTTCTGTGAACCGTATCAAGCGATGTTTGATGATGTCAAGAATCCAAACAGTTCAATACGGGCCTATCACGACTACTATATAAAGTATAAACAACATTTGGCGAAGTGGACAAAAAGAGGCGTACCTTACTGGTATGAGTTACGAAATGCAGCATGAACATGACCCAGAACCAGAGCGGTATTATGATTGGATGTTATGGAAAATGAGACAGGAGAGAGCCATGGAAGACCCTGTTGATGATGTAACAACACACAACAAACTTACTGAATGGACAAGACGTTCTGAACCTGTTGTTATGACAACAATGACAACAGAAGAGATGTATAAACGAGATATTGCAGATATGCAAAAACAAGTTCATGTCTTACAAATGAAGGTCAAGGAACTACAGGAAAAATTGGATGCCGTATTATAATTTTAAAAACAACGAGACAGGTGAAGAGTGGGAAGAGTTCTTCACCATTTCTGGTAGGGAAGACTTTTTGAAAGAGAACCCACACATTACACAGACACCATCAATCTTTGGTATCGCTGGTGGTACTGGTGACAGAATTAAAAATGATGCTGGATGGAAAGAGAATCTATCACGAATTGCAGAGGCCCATCCATCATCTGCACTTGCAGACAGATATGGTAAAAAGACAACAAAGGAAATTAAGACTAGACAGGTGTTAAAGAAACACAAGGTGATATAAATAAAACTGTACTGGTGAGAAACTACAGTACCCTCGCAAAGAGACTGTAAACTGCGTAGTCCATCCACCAATGTACAGGGGCGATAGTAAACCTATCGCTCCACCTTTAATTATAGTGAGTAAAAATATGGCGAAGAAAAAAGATGTGACAGGTGATAGTCTGGTAAAGGTAAAACCGATTACCGACAATCAAAAACTTGTATTTGAAGAATACGCAAAAGGACAGAATTTATTCTTACATGGTGCGGCTGGTACAGGTAAAACATTTGTATCACTTTACCTTGCACTAGAACAGGTTCTTGACCCATCAACCCCATACGAATGTGTATACCTTGTAAGGAGTGCAGTTCCAACTAGAGAAATTGGATTCCTGCCAGGCGATGAAGAAGATAAGACTGCACTGTTCCAAGTACCGTACCAGAACATGGTACAGTTCATGTTTGAACAGGCATCCGATAGTGCGTTCAGTATGTTGTATGACAGACTGAAAGTACAGGGCAGTATTATGTTCCTCACCACTTCTTTCCTAAGAGGTATTACGTTAGATAATGCAATCATCATAGTCGATGAATGTCAGAATCTAAACTTCCATGAATTGGATACTATCATGACTCGTGTAGGACAGGACAGTAAAATCATCTTCTCTGGTGATTACTTCCAGACTGACTTGCAGAAGAATGGTGAGAAAGAAGGGTTGGGTGCATTTATGGGCATCATCGAAGCGATGGAAGAATTCTCCACGGTTGAATTTACAATCGGTGACATCGTGCGTTCTGGATTAGTTCGCAGTTACCTCATTAATAAAATCAAACAAGGAGTTGATGTATAATGGCAAAGATGTACAGTAATGCAGCCGTCCATGAACCAACCCACAAGGGAACTTCAATGGGCAAGAAACCAATTACGTCTACGATGAACAAACACAAACGTAGGTCGTTTAAAAAATATAGAGGACAAGGTAAATGAGTAACTTTGACGAATGTTTGAAACTCATACTCCACCATGAAGGCGGATATGTGAATCATCCTAAAGACCCCGGCGGCGAAACCAACATGGGTGTAACCAAAAGAGTCTACGAAAAGTGGTGTATGGAAAATGACCTTCAACAGAAGGACATGAAAGATTTAGAATTTGATGACGTTGCACCAATCTACAAAAAGAATTATTGGGATAGAGTAAAGGCAGACGAACTTCCAGAGGGGCTTGACCTTTGCGTTTTTGACTGGGCCGTTAATTCTGGTACAGGTAGAGCGGCGAAGAAACTTCAATCCATGATTGGAACAGTTGCAGATGGTGGCATCGGCCCAAACACTCTGCGTTGTCTTGGTGAGTATATCGAAGAAAATGGTGTAGAAGGTGCAATTGGAAACTACACAGAAATCAGACAGGAGTTCTACGAAAGTCTGAGTACATTCGATACATTCGGAAGAGGATGGACACGAAGGAATAAAGAGACAGAAACAGAAGCGTACAAGATGGCAGGAATTTATCTTCCTTCTTGACAAACGTACTCTGTTATGATATGATTATGTAAATTAACTTGAGGATATATTATGAACGCATTAGTACAGAAACATTTCACACACCGTCCAGTGTCAGTTCCAGAGTTGGATACAAAGACAGTAGACCGTAAACGATTTTATCTAACACCAGAAGGTAAGATGTACCCATCTATTACTACGGTGTTAGGTAAACGTAAGATGCAAGGTCTTATGGAATGGCGTAAAAGAGTCGGTGATGATGTTGCAAATTACATTGCAAGAACGGCCGCACAACGTGGTACGAAAGTCCACCATATGTGCGAAGACCTTATCAACAACAAAGAAGTTAGTAGAGAACCGTTTCTAGCGGCAGCCCTCTTCAGCCAGATTGAAAAGGTAATTAAAGAGAAGGTTGATAATGTCTACTCTCAAGAGTGTGGACTTTATTCCGACAAATATATGGTCGCTGGTCGTGTAGACTGCATTGCAGAATATGATGGGGTATTATCTATCATCGACTTCAAGACCTCTCGTTCAGAACGTAATGACGATTGGAATGAGAGTTACTACATTCAGGCATCTGCATATGCAGAGATGTTTGAAGAACGCACTGGTCATGCAATTAATCAGATTGTAATTCTAGTGGTAACAGAGGATGGAGTTGTTCAAGAATTCATCAAGGATAAAAAAGATTATCTGGGGATGTTGGTAGAAGCGGTTGACGATTTCACCCAAGATTGGGAAAAAGAAAATGAAAAACTGGATGAAGGCCCTGACGTTATCGGCGCTCCTGTTTAGTGGGAGTGCAATCGCACAAGAAGATGATTTACAACAGGAATTAGAAGACAAAAACTTATTTTACTGGGCACAGAAACCTGCCCAGTGTTCAAGCGCTGATGCAGTGATTGATTTGATGAAGAGACATAATGAGAACCCTACCGTCTGGATGGAAGGTATCACTGGTTTTCCAAATGGTTCTTTTAACAAATCAAAATTTGTTATTGCAATCAACCATGATGCAAACCCCATCACATGGTCATTGATTGAATTCGTTGACGATGGTAAACAGGCTTGTATTCTTGGATTTGGTCAAGGTGCAATCAACCTTGGTAACATTCCTCTTAAAGAAAAGGGGATTGACCTATGAACACTATCTGGCACATATTACTAACAGTATGTTCTGGCAGTACTTGTTTAGAACAAGATGTACAGTGGTTTGAAAGTCGTGCGAACTGTGAAACCATGTTAGTACAATACACCGAAATACCTACTGATGGTGATTGGGATTCAGTTGAATATATCTGCAAACCAGTAGGAAGTAGAGGAACATAATGTATCAGTACAAATGTAAATTGGTAAAAGTGGTTGATGGTGACACAATTGATGTTGACATTGACTTGGGTTTTGGAGTGTGGTTACGCAAACAACGAATTCGTATGTATGGTATCGACACACCAGAATCTAGAACCAGAGATTTAGAAGAAAAGAAATATGGATTGGCCGCAAAGGCGTTTCTAGAAAAATGGACAAACGCTGGTCATCTTGTTCTTAGAACATTTAAAGATGGTAAAGGTAAGTATGGTCGTATCCTTGGACAGATTTGGTATGAGGATACACACAACATCAATCAACTTCTAATCGACAATCATCATGCAGTTGCATATCATGGTCAGTCGAAAGAAGAGATTGCAGAAGAGCATATCAAGAACAGAGAGTTTGTCAAACTTGATTAATGCAATCCTTTTTGTTGTGGCCTGTTACATACCAATTCTTTTGTTATTAATTTACTGGAACAACGAAAAACCACTTGACAAATGAATACCCCTTTGGTATAAATAAAATACAGTTTGATGATACAAATCGAAAGACGGACAGGACATGGGGGCAGTACCCATCGCCTCCACCATAACTACTCTTAGATGAGATAGTGAATCACTGCGTGAGAGTAGTTATGATGGGGGCGAACTAGGTTCGACTGACGTAGATAGAGGCGAGTAGAATTGTCGGTTGACTGCGTAATAGGTCAAAACTCGTAAATGCAAACGATAACAATGCATATGTAGACTACGCTCTCGCAGCCTAGTCGTACTGAGTTTCGGTGGTGTACTTGGAAACAGAAACACCACCACTTAATTTTGGAGTTTATTATGAGACAATTTGTATACGATTCATGGGAAGGTGTAATGAACGCCGACAAGAATCCACTGAGACATATTCCAGACACCAATACTAGACATATGGTGTTACAGGTTCTTGCGTGGATGTGGTGTATTATCTTTTCTATGTGGATTGGTAGTTTTTGGATTATGGGTGTAAGTATGATTGCACACGCACTAATCCTTGGTGCAATTGTTGTTACAGTTGCAACCTTTGAAACTGCAAGACGCAATCCAAACTTCTTTGACAACTTCCCAACATCTACACCAAGTCGTAGTAGAATGTATATGTGGATGAATGGTCAGAAGATTAAATTAGACCCACAAGACAAGGGTGGTGAACATGAATAAGATTAAACAGTTCTGGCATGAGACTGACAGTATTGAGATGGTTCTCTTTGCAACTTTATGGGGCCTGTTTGGTTATGGTGCATATGTGGTAGTGGTCGCACTTGCACAAAAGATTACATGGATAGGGTGACGCCTTAATACGTCCG